TTTCCTAAATACCTTGAAATATACATTTCTATCATAATTATAACAAAAGGGAGGAGGAATGTCAAGTGTTATTTTCGAATGGTATAGATTTTGATGGGCTCTGTTTTACCTTTAACGATTACCTCGTCTAAATATTCATACTCTATTCCATCGACTAAACTATACTCTGAGATTATTATCCCAACATCATATTCTTTACAAAGGCTTTCTAAACGAGCAGCCAGATTAACGGCATCCCCAAGGACACTATAATCAAAACGACTGGAAGAACCAAAGTTACCAACCACGCATGGTCCTGTGTTGATTCCTCCTCCAGTATTGATCTCGTCAAGACCTTCTTCTTTAAGTATTTCATTTAATTTCTCCAATTCTGCTTTCATTTCTATAACAGCATTTGTTGCATTGCGTACTTGATCTTCGTCATCAAGTGGTGCACCCCAAAATGCCATTATACAGTCTCCCATATATTTATCAATGGTTCCACCGTGTTTTAATATTATTTGTGTTTGGTTGTCTAAAAATCTGTTTATTAATTTTGTAAGACCTTGTGGGTCTTTTTGATATTTTTCTGAAATTGGTGTGAATCCTCGAATGTCAGAAAAAAGAAAAGTGAGTCGTTTTGTCTCCCCACCCAATCTCAGCAATGTTGGGTCCTCCTGTAATTTTTTCACTAACTCTGGAGATACATACGTCCCAAATTGTTGTTTAATTCTAAGTTTCTCGAAATATGTAGTCATGAAATTACGGAAACTTTCAATACTCCAGAATAAAAACCCGATAAAAATTGTGCCAGTTACGTCTATCAAATAGGAAGATTGAAACGCATACCAGGCTCCATATAAAGAACCTGATATTACGACTATTAAGGTAGGTAGGGATAAATAGACATTCCCTGCGACAAGGATAAGGAGTAATAGTATAAGTAATGTTCCCGCAAGCTCGGCTCCGCCAGCCCAAGTAGGGGTAGAAGGAGCACTACCATTAATAAGATTATGTAGAATGTTTGCTTGTATTTCATGTGGATATTTTGCTCCTGCTGGAGTGGGTACTGGATTATTAACACCTTCTGCAGTGACTCCAAAAATTACAAAAGGTGCGGGGATTGGATTCTCTAAAAATTCAGTAGCAGTTTGCTTGTAAAATTTAGTATTCCAATCTAAAAAGATGCGACCATTCGCATCTGTGTTCATAAGTGGGTAGCCTGGTACTCTAACCCAAGAAACTCCTTCGTTTGTTGTTTTTAGCTGGTACGAAGGATGGTCTAACCCGACTCTTAAGAGTTCCAAGGCGAAAGCTGGGTAGAGTTTTGACTGCACGTTTAGTACTAGGGGAATGCGTCGAGTAACCCCGTCTATTTCCGGTGTAGCGGTTACTACTCCTAACCCCTTTGCGGTTGACGCCAGCGTAGACTTTGTACGTAAAATTCCTGGGTATTGATATAGCCATGGTCTTGGATCTTCTCCTATCTCAGCTGTTCCTACATGTAGAGAAAGCTGCTCTGACTGTGTTGAAGCTGCTGAAGCAATTACAGTTGGTGTAAGTGTCATCGCAAATGCTAAGTCATTATCATTTTTTGAATTTCGAATATCTGAGTCAGGCATCAAAACTGAGATACCTGCAACGTTTGATTTTTCTAGTAGTTTTGCGTAGAATGTCCGTGGAAGCGGATAGCCTTCGTATTTCTCTACAATTTCTTCATCAATATCTACAATAAGAATATTGTCATTTTGTACGGTTGGTGTAGACATGATAAGATAATCATATCCTTTGAGTTCTGCGACTTTAAAGGGGTATGGATTCCAAAGAAAGAGTCCAAAACAAAGTGTTGCTATAAATAATCTTACCATGATATATTAAAATTTATTCCCATGCTTTCGTGATTTATTACCACGCCCCACTGAACTACATTTGCTGCAATCAGTGCGTATTTTCGATTGTCTCTACTATCATTAAATTTGTAGAGTACATATGATCCTAATATTTTTTGTGCGAGTATTCGGTCATGGTGAGGGCGGTCTGGAAAAAGAGGGTTGTCTTCCATGTATTTTCCAGTCTTAAAAGCATCTTTTGATTGCTCGTAGTCTATCCAACTTCCAATATTATAAGCGTAAAATAAATTTCGTTCTGTTGGTGTCCAATCACTCAGACTGGCGAATAATGATAGTGGAGCCACCACCATTAATAATAATATTGTAGTCTTTACCATCTTGTGAAAGTGTTAGGTTATATCCTGCTCCTGAGTCAAGTGTGACTTTTGCAAAGTCTGAGACTTGACGACTCATGTTTATAGTTTGAGCATCAACGATAGTTATTATTTGTGTACTAGCGTCTTGCCCGATTGCTGTTCCTACGATATTGACTTTTCCACTATTATCGATTTCTTTTGCGCCTTCATCGAGTTTGTCGAGTTCTTCTATGATTTCGAGTAAATCTTCTAGAAAGTTAACATCCAATAAATCTACATCTAGTTCATTAAAATCTTCTTCGTTTTCTAAAAAGTCTTCATTTAATAGATCGACATTTAAATCATTAAAGTCTAAAAAGTCTGCTCGTTGTACTCTTTCCTCTTCGACAAGTTCTTCTTCTTTTGGAGGACTGACAATTAACATATTATCAATTGCATCCAAAGTTAAGTCTAATATTACATTACTTGAAGGAGCTTTCTCCCACATACTTGCTACTGTCGATTCAAAAGGTTTATTGAGTACAGTAGTTCCTGCCGCTGTTGCTACCGTGATTTCACCACTAGATATGCCATTGACATCAGGAAGAAGAATAACCAGACTACGCCCCAACTCATCAACAGTAACAGTAAAGTCAGTTCCACGAATACCGATTTGAGCAGTAGGAGTGGATATAGAAATATTCTCCTTATTGATCGCACCTATTTTCCCCGTGATAAATCTTGCAGTTCCTGAAGCAAATTGTAAACCAATTTTTGACTTGCTTGGATTTGGGTCAAAGACCACTTCATCAAGTATAAGCTTGCTATGCTCAGTGAGACGCACAACACTATCGTCACTAAAAGTAATACCGAGGCGAGTATTAGCAGTTCGAACGTCATCATAACTATTTACTCCTATATTAACAGAAACGGGCAATTGCTCGCCCGTTCTATTTATTTCGGCATGAATGCCATTTAATTCGGTAACACTACCAATGCCATTAGCATGAAGTGGTAGTACCAGAATCGTTTTGATAAATGCAAATATTAGAATTTGTCGCACTTGTTCCACTTCCTGAAGATATTATATTTAAATAATCCTTTGCTAATTGTGATTGCTGATCTATGGTAAAGTTTACATAGTCACCTGTATGATCTAGATAGAACTCATGTCCTGCGTAGTTATCTGCATCATAATCCAATGTATTATTATCGCCATCTATATCAATATCAAAGATTGCATTATCTACATCTATATTTGAAGTTATGGTGTTATAGTCACCACTTATAATAGCATCATAATCAACACCTGTTGCTGATGCTGCCGTTGCAATCTTGACAGTCATATCATTACTGCTTCCAGTTATATCTACATCTATTTCTAAGTTGTCACCACCATAAGTTCCAGTTGAATCTACGTCAATGTCAAAAATATTTGAGTCTCCTGTAAAAGTAAAATTACCAGTAACTGTATCTGCTACAATGTCACCGATAAAATCATTACTTGAACCAACCTGATTTATATCAATGGTTTGACTATTTCCTGTAAGTGTAAATGCACTTATAGGATCACTTCCACTTGCTGCTTCATTTCCTTTTACTTGGTTTCCGCTTCCTATCTGATCGATCTCTATCTGTGCATTTGTTCCAGATTGTGTTATATAGATTTCATTATCTGCTGCGCTTACTGCTATGGTAAATATAGCTAAAGCTACTAAACTAAGGTTTATCCCCACTAGTTTCATTTTTCTCCCCGCTGACTACTGACCAGTAGCCCCTTCTATTTCCTTCTAAAATAGTTTCATAAACTCCTGTCTCTATTGCTTTCTGAAGTGCAATAGTAACGCTTTCGTTCTTTGTCACTCCATTCTCAACTTCAACAAGTTCTGTTCCCATCTCAATAAATCGAAAAACATCTTGATTTACTGCGACACTGAGAATCGTTTTTGTTATAAGCACTTCCATTAATATTTCTCCAGTGCTTACACTTACTGTTCTTAATGATACTGTTACAGTATCTTCTCGGTATTGTTTTGTTGCTCCAATACCTAAATATCTTGCTCCTGTTCCTCCTGACTTTAGATTGGTATCATAACCAATTACGCCACCTTCCATGATAAGACCTGCAAAAAGTAAAGGAAGCATGTCTTCTGCTTCTCGTAGCGAATCACGAGTGGAGCGAATGAGCTGTCTCTCTTTTGTAAG